ACCCAAGGCCGGAGTGAAGAATATATCCGGGTGTTCATCGACGGTGAGTATGGCCTGTCGAGCAACGGGCAGCCGGTGTACCAATACTTCCGGCCGGATTACCACATGGCGACGTCGCAGCTGCGGCCGATCTCCAACGGTGTGCGCCCCATCATCGTGGGGATGGACTTGGGGTTGACTCCGGCCGCGGTTATAGGGCAACAGGACCCCCGCGGGCGAGCCCTGATCTACGACGAGCTTGTGAGCTTCGACATGGGGATTCAGCGCTTCGTCCGCACGATGCTCAAGCCATTGCTGTATGAACGCTTCCCGGCGGCGCCGGTCCTCATCGAGGTGGACCCGGCCGGTGTGCAGCGAGCGCAAACCGACGAACGGTCCGCGGTCGACATCATCAAGGCAGAAGGGTTGCGGGTCATCGCCGCCAAGACGAACAAAGTCAGCGCACGCCTCAACGCCGTCGACGAATACCTCATGCGCCAAGTGGACGGGGACAGCGGGTTCCTCGTCGACCCGCGGTGCTCGCAGCTCAAGGCCGCGATGATGGGCGGCTACCGGTTCGACAAAAATGGCAAAATTGACAAGACCGGGGCGGCGGGGAAGCACAGCCACATCGCTGAAGCCCTGCAGTACCTGATGCTGCATATATCTAGTAGCTCGACCGATGCCGCGTACAATATGCAGGCGCGGGAGGTAAAAAGGGTTGCAGCTGGTGGCTGGACATAGTACACAAGACATGTCACGGGTTGATACGGGCTGAGACCCTCTTCCGTCAGCCTTGCTCGATACGCCTTACTGCACCCCCGCCACTCCTCCCGGCGGGGGTTTTTTCTTTCTCTTGCCGGTAGACAGTGCGATGTGTATATTGACAAACAAGTATACTTATGGATGACGGGGACACATGGCCGGTCTGACAATTTTGCGTGTGGTCGATAACGAGACTCTTGACCGTGAGGAGCAGGAGCGTATCGACCGTGAGCTGCAGGCCCGGCAGAATGACCCGTTGATCCTTGGCCTTGTTGGCCACCTCAAAGCCTGCTGGGATGCAGCGCGGATCGCCAAGAAACCTATCGAGCACATAATGCTGCGGGCCATGCGCCAGCGGAACGGCGAGTATGAGGCTGACAAGCTGAACCAGATTCGTCAGCAGGGCGGCTCGGAAATCTATATGATGATTACCGAGGTGAAGTGCCGGGCGGCTGAGAGCTGGCTACGTGACATCCTGCTGGACCAAGGCACGCCCCCTTGGGACTTGCACCCCACGACGATCCCTGACCTGCCGCCCGAGGCGGACGAGGAGCTGCAGCGTATCTTTGCTGAGAAGGCGATGGAGTATATGCAGCGGACCGGTCAGGCGCCGGGGGCTGAGGAGATGGCTGAGCTGCGTGAGATGGTGGCGCAGGACTACAGGTTCTCGATGCTGCAGGAAGCGCAGAATCGCGCGGACAAAATGAAGTTCAAGATCGAGGATCAGTTCGAGCAGGGCGGCTGGTCGCAGGCGTTCAACGAGTTCATCACCGACCTCGTCACGTTCCCGTGCGCCTTTATCAAGGGCCCGATTGTCCGCCGGCAGCGCCTGCTGGGGTACACCATGGCCCCGGACGGCTCGACGATCGTCGAGGCCACAGAGCGGCTTGGGCCTGAGTACGAACGCGTTGACCCGTTCCGGATGTACCCGGAGCCGGGGATCACCAACATCGAAGACGGCTACCTGTTCGAGCACCACCATATGAGCCGGACGGAGCTGGCGGACCTGATCGGTGTGCCGGGGTACGACGACGATGCTGTCCGCAAGGTGCTGGAGATCGGTAACGGCCAGTCGTGGATCAACGAGGACGTCGAGCTGCAGAAAGAGGAGGAGGAACGCAAGTACTACGCGTACAACTCCCCGACTGAGATGTTCGATGCCTTGGAGTTTTGGGGGAAAGTCAGCGGCGACATGCTGCGCGAATGGGGGCTGAGCGACGAGGAAGTGCCTGACCCAGCCCAAGAGTACGATGTCAACGTGTGGATCGTTGGGAACTACGTCATCAAGGCAGTGCTGAACTACGACCCCCTCGGGGAGAAGCCCTATGCCAAGACAAGTTTCATCAAGCAGCCCGGGGCTTTCTGGGGCCGCGGTATTCCTGAGATCATCGAAGACCTGCAGAATGTGTGCAACGCTGCAGCTCGCTCGCTTGTCAATAACATGGCTATTGCGTCAGGTCCGCAGGTTGAGGTGAACCTCGAACGCATCCCGCCGAACGAAGACATCACACAGCTTCACCCGTGGAAAATCTGGCAGACGACGAACGACCCGCTCGGGTCGAGTGCGCCGGCCGTGCGCTTTGCGCAGCCTGATTCTCGTGCGAACGAGTTGATGGGTGTTTATGATCGGTTCTCGCGGCTGGCTGACGACCACTCGGGTATCCCGGCGTATGTCTACGGCGACCTGAATGTGCAGGGTGCTGGCCGCACGGCCTCTGGTCTGTCGATGCTGATGGGCTCTGCGGGTAAGGGTATCCGGCAGGTGGTTATGCACATCGACAATGATGTGACCCATCCGATCGTCAAGCGGCAGTTCATCTACAACATGCGGTACGATCCGGACGATACGATCAAGGGCGATGTGGAGATTGTCGCCAAGGGCGCGATCAACCTCGCGGTCAAGGAGACCGTAAATGTGCGCCGCGTTGAGTTCCTCAACGCCACGGCGAACCCGATCGACATTGAAATTATGGGCACTGAGGGCCGGGCGGCCATCCTGCGGGAGATCGCCAAAGGGCTGCAGATGCCGGTGGAGGATGTCATCCCGTCGCGGGAGAAGATGTCCTATGAAGAACAGGAGCGTGCTCGCATGGCAGCCAGCCAGATGGGTGCGCAAGGCGGTGGCGGCACTACGCCTACCTTCCCGGGCGGGACGCCCATGGGTGGCCAGCAGGCCAACACCGTGATGAATCGTGACACTGGAGGCTCAGGATGAAGCGGCCTGACCCAGAAGTAGTCAAAGCCATGGCGCTGTCGATGCGCCAGTTCCCCGAGCTACGCGAGTGGTTCGAGGGCTGGTACCGGCAGGAGCTGGAGCAGCTACCCAGTGTTGGACAGAGCGTGGCACTTGCACAGGGGCGGTGTCAGGTTCTGAAGGAGCTTCATGACCTCATTCAAAAGTCCCCTGATATGGCAGCAGAATCACAAAGATAGCTGCGGATTACGCACACCGATAAGGAGCGTTCATTATGGCACTACCAGCGCAAGTTCGGAAACAGTCTGAGGCAGTTGACAAACTGTACGAAGAACTCAACCCCAAGTCTGAGGAGCAGGGCGGTGAGACCGCCGAGGCGCCTGAGCGGTCGGTTGAGGACACTGGTGCAGCAAAGACCGCCGACAGTGCCGAAGAGCAAGCACCCGCACCCCAGTCAAAAGAGCAAGTGGCTGAGGGTGACACATCTGAAAAGACCCTTGAGCAGAAGTACCGAACCCTTCAGGGCATGTACAACGCTGAGGTTCCGCGGCTCCACGCTGAACGGCGTGAGCTTAGCCAGCGCGTCCAGCAGCTTGAGCAGCTGCTGTCGTCCATGAGCGCTCCCCCCTCCGAGCAGCAGGAACAAACCCCTGCTGAGAAGCTCATCACTGAGCAGGATATGGAGGATTACGGGGACTCGATCGACGTGATGCGTCGTGTCTTCCGCGAGGAAGCCGGCGCGTTGAAGCAGGAGAACACGCAGCTTCGCCAGATGATCCAGCAGATGCAGGCAAATGTTGTACCGCAGGTGCAGCAGCTGTCACAGCGTCAGGCTGTTTCGAGCGAGCAGCAGTTCTGGGCGGAACTACAAACGGCGGTTCCCGACTGGCAGGATGTCAATGCTAGTCGGGAGTTCCAGTCATGGCTCCTTGAGGTGGACCCGCTCACGGGTGTCCCGCGGCAGACTTATCTGGATGACGCACAGCGTAATCTGGATGCCCGTCGTGTCGCACAGTTTTTCCAGACGTGGAAAGGGCAAGCCGGTGGACCGAATGCTCAGAGCACGCGGCAAGCTCAGCAGGCCTCAGAGCTTGAGAAGCAGGTTGCCCCCGGTCGGGGGCGGTCTGGTGGAAACAAGACTGCAGGTGAGCCCAAGACGTACACCCAAGCGGACATCAAACAGTTCTTTGCTGATGTCCAAAAAGGGAAGTATAAGGGCAAAGAGGCTGAGCGTGACCGCATAGAGCGCGACATTTTCGCTGCACAGCGGGAAGGTCGTATCGTAACTGCATGATCTAGGAGCTAAGCAATGTCTTATCCTGTCGCCGGTGGCCGCCCGGACTATAGCGGCAACTTCATCCCCGAGATTTGGTCGGGGAAACTGATCGAGAACTTCTACGACGCCACTGTGCTCGCAGCGATCTCGAACACGGACTATGAGGGCGAAATCCGCCAGTTCGGGGATACGGTCAACATCCGTACCACCCCGGAGATCACCATCCGTGATTATGTCAAGGGGCAAACCTTGTCGGTCGAAAACCCGAACAAGGAGAAGCTGCAGCTCCTCATCGACAAGGGCGAGTATTTCGCCTGTATCGAGGATGACATCGACGGTATTCAGTCGGACATCAACCTGATGGATACTTGGTCCAAGGACGCTTCCGAGCGTATGAAGATCAAGATTGACCAGCGCGTCCTGACTGACATGCTGCCGGACATCGCTGCCACCAACAAAGGCGCGACCGCCGGTGAGCAGTCGGCGTCGTTCGACCTTGGTACTGCGGGTTCCCCGCTGACCGTCACCAAAGACGGCGCCAGCAGCACGACCTCCGTGATTGACCTGATAGTCGACATGGGCACCGTGCTCGACGAGGCTAACGTCCCTGAAGCCGACCGCTACATGGTCATTCCCGCCAAGCTGGCTGGTCTGGTCAAGAAGTCGGAACTGAAGGACGCATCGCTGACCGGCGATGGTACCTCGATCGTCCGTAATGGGCGCCTTGGCATGATCGACCGCTTCACGGTCTACGTGTCGCACAATCTGAACGTCTCGTCCGGCAACTACAGCATCATTGCTGGCCACAAGATGGGCTTCACCTTCGCATCGCAGATGACGGAGATGGAAACCATCCGCTCGGAGTCGACGTTCGGCAACATCGTCCGCGGTCTGCAAGTGTACGGCTACAAGGTTGTGAAGCCTGAAGCCATCGCACAGGCCGTCGTCACGTTCTAAGGAGGGATGACTCATGCCTACATACACTGACTCGCTGGGCTTCAACAAAGGCTCGGCCGCGTACATCGACCAAGGGCGGCTTGATATCACCAAGCTGGCTGTGGAGCTTGACTTCGCAGCTATCACGGCAGCTCGTTCTGCCGCGGGTGCGACCGCTCTGACCGCCGGTGATGTTCTGGAAGTCATCCAAGTCCCTGCTGGCACTCAGGTGCTGGCTGTTGGCCTCAACGTGACCACCGCTGAAGGTGGCACGCTGACGGTTGATGTGGGCGATGGTGACGACCCGGATGGCTACCTCGATGGCGTGGATGGCAACGCTGTTGCTGGCTACTCGTCCTCGCAGGTGACGATCTCGGAGGGCACTCCGAACACGATCTCGCCGGCGCTGGCGTTTGGCAAGTACTACACCGATGCCGACACTATCGACGTGAAGATTGTCAACGCGGCCGACGCCGCGGTGATGACCGTATGGGCTGTTGTTGCAAACTGCAGCTAAGCCATGAGGTAGGGGCTTCGGCCCCTACCTTCACCCAAGGAGAGACCCATGCCCGGCAAGCGTATTAAAGACCTCGACCCACTCTCCGGTGCAGGCAGCGCCAATGACGATGACGTGGTGATCTTTGACTCGGACGCTGATACGACCAAGCGTATCTCCCGGTCGCAGCTTGCTGAAGGCTTGGTTGGAGACCTTCCCTACACCCCTAACGGATTTGTGGCCGCCTCGACGGTTCCGAGCGCTATCACAGAGATCGTCACTGATTTGTCCGCGGCTGGTGGCGCCGCGTTAGTTGGAAACACACCCGCCGGTGATATAGAGGCCACGACTGTGCAGGCCGCTATTGATGAACTGGATGCAGAGAAACAGCCACTTGATGCCGGGCTGACATCTATTGCGGGGCTGACCACAGCCGCTGACAAAATGGTCTATACAACGGCGGCGGATGTTTACGCCGTAGCTGACTTAACTGCCGCGGGCCGCGCGATTTTAGATGATGCTGACGCAGCGGCTCAGCGTGTGACGCTTGGCGTCGAGATCGGTGTCGATGTCCAAGCCTACGACGCTGACACCGCCAAGTATGATGATGCTACGGCAAACTTCACTGGCACATTGCAGAACGGTGGGTCGGATGTCGTTGTGGACACAGATATCGGGGCTACAGTCCAAGCCTACGACGCTGACACAGCAAAAACGGACGTTGCCCAGACATTCACTGCTCAACAGACCGTAACTTCTGGGCTTGTGCTCCAGAGTGTAGCCGCTGCAGCAATCGCCGCCGTGGGGGATGCGATCAATACGACCGATAAAATACAAGGCAAAGTGGTCTACGACACGACCAATAATCGGCTTATGGTCGCTTCCGGAGCCGCTGCCGCCGACGCATGGTATGTGGCTGACGGCTCTACCTCCGTGGTGCCAGCATAAGGAATCCAAACCATGGCCACAAACTTAACAGGGCTTCAGATCAAAAACAGCTATGCGCAGTTGCTGCATCTGGATGGTGGCCCCGAGGCCACTGAAAAGACGGTCTACAGCGGTGTGGGCGTAACGACGGCTCTCAAGGTCGGGACCGGCTCCGTCTCAGTGGATAATGTCCAGATCGACGGCAACACGATCGGTACGCTTAGCGGCAACCTTACCCTTAACCCCGCCGGGGGCGGCTCGGTCGGCATAGCCAACGCGGCTATCACTGGTGGCACCATCACGGGGATTACCGACCTCGCTCTCGCTGACGGCGGCTCTGGCGCATCAGACGCGGCGTCTGCCCGGGCAAACCTCGGGCTGGGTACCATTGCCACGCAGGATTCGAGTAGTGTTTCTATCACCGGCGGGTCGATCACAGGCGTCGTATTCACCGGCAGCTTCACCGGGATCACTCTGATCGAGTCCCAAGCCTTCCATACAGTGAACGGCGGCGATGGACTGGAGATCGAGGGCCTCGGTATCATAGCCGATGGTACCGGCACTGACCTCGACATCAATATCACGCCCAAAGGCACGGGTGAGGTAAACCTCCCCAAAGTGGATATTGACGGCGGCGCCGTTGATGGCACGACGATTGGTGGTGTGGCACCTGCGGCGGGTACTTTCACAAATGCCTTGGCCACGAGCAGCATGGGCTACACCACAGGCAACGGCGGCACGGTCACACAGGCCACCAGCCGCACGACTGGTGTTACGCTCAACGCTCCCTCGGGTCAGATTACTGTTTTTGATGGCAGCGTGGCCGGCCACGAGGCCGATGAGTTTGTCCTCACGAACAGTTATATCGCCGCGACTGATGTTGTGATGGTAAACATTGCAACGTCGACGGCTGCCAACAAGTGCTACTATACTGTGACTGTGACAGATGTGCAGGCAGGTCAGTGTACGATTTCTCTGGGGAACAACGATAACAATGCTGTACCCGCGTCGGGTACAGATGCTCCTGTCCTGAATTTCGTCGTCCTGAAGGGGGTGAATAGCTGATGGCAGAGTACCAAGGTAAGAAGGTCACGCTGAACAAGCCTACCCCCATCCGTAAGGGTGAGCCGGGCTACGGCCGCAAGCAGTCGAAGGTTTACGTCAAAGGCCGCGACGGCGTGAAGAAAGTCATGTTCGGGGACCCGAACATGGAGAACCGGTCGGATAACCCGAAAGCCCGCAAGAACTTTCGGTCGCGGCACAACTGCGACAGCCCCGGGCCCAAGACTAAGCCGCGCTACTGGGCGTGCAAAACGTGGTGATGTGATGGCCAAAGGCAAATCCAAGCCCAACAACCCTAAGCTCTGGTCACGCGTTATCCAACGGGCCAAGCGTAAATTTGATGTGTACCCAAGCGCCTATGCCAATGCGTGGGCTGCCAAGGAATACAAGAAAGAAGGCGGCACGTGGTCCGGCGCCGATAATCGGGTGAAGAAGTCATGAGCGGCGGGCTGGGTAAATGGTTCAAGGAGAAGTGGGTCGATGTAAAGACCGGTGAACCTTGCGGGCGATCGAAGGGGCAAAAACGCTCTCGCCCTTACCCAGCGTGCCGACCCAAGGCGGCCGCGGACAAAATGTCCGCCAGCGAGAAGAAACGCATGGCCAACAAGAAGACAAGCTCAAAACGTCAGAGTTGGCCGGTTTCACCATCTGGAAAGAGGAAAAACACATGAGTGAGAAGAAGTATCTCCGCAATAAACTCGACGGCTTTATCTACGGCTGGCACCCGATTCTTGCCGAGAACCCGAAGTGCGAGGAAGTGACCGAGGAAGAAGCCTTCCCCGAGCGCTTTGTGAAGCCGAAGCAGGTCAAGCGGGCGCAGTCGCGCCGCAAACAGACCAAGAAGACGCTCGATCTGTCCACAGATGACATTCCGGAAGAACCGCAGTATACTGCGCCGGAGATTGAAGCTGACGCATCGAAAGACTTACCCACATGACGCCTGCTGATGTAATCACTGAAGTCCGGAAGCTCATCAACGACACCCGAGCGCCCCAGCGGTATTCGGACGCTGAGCTTTTGGGCTTCGTGAATCAGACGCTCAAGCGCATGGCGATGAGCCGCCCTGATCTATTCCTTGAGGTTGGGGACCTCAGCACCACACCGGATACGACTGTGCAGTCCATGCCGGCGGACTCGATCCGCCTCGTCGAGATATTCAGTGTGAAGGGGGGCAACACCATTACCGAGGTGGACCGAGAGGTCTTTGACCAGACCTACCCCGGCTGGCGCAGCGAGGCTGCTGGGGCGCCTGTGAACTTCATGCGGCATGTCCGCAATCCGAATGTATATTTTCTCTACCCTGCCCCCGAGGCTGGTGTTATACTCACCGCAGAATATGCCAAGGTGCCGACAGATTACGGGCTTTCAGACTCGATCACGGCACCGATTGATGCGTACTTCCCCACAGTCGTAGATGGTGCGGTGTATCTGGCCGAGTCGGTGGATGACGAGCACGTGAACTCCGGTCGCGCCAAACTATTCTTCGACACGTTTACGCAAGGTATGGGGCTGGCCCTTGGTTCTCGCGAGCTTACGGACAGCGAGGAAGCAGGACTGGACCCGAGGAGAATTAGCTGATGGCGACACGCACGTTCGCATCACTGGTCCCAAGGCTGAACCCCAGTGTCCCGGGGTGCCCTCAGCAGACGATGATCCAGTACATCCGCGATGCGGCGATCCGTGTGTGCGAACGCACGCTCCTGTGGCGGTATACGCAGCCGACGTTTAACCTGCTGCCGGGGGTCCACGAGTACATCTACGACAAGCCGGTGGACACCGAGGTCCATGTCTTGTTCGACGCGATGGTCAACGACCGCCCGCTCGACCGCCTGACGTTGGAGGAGGCGCTCTACCAATACCCCATGTGGGCTGACTTTTACAGCGGGGAGGACCCGTCCATCCTCTGGAGTGAG